GTCGCGCACATCACCCGCCCAGCCGCCCCCCCGCAGACCCGCCGCCAGCAGCGCCAGCACGTCGCGCGCCGAAAACCGCCCCGTCTCGAACCGCTCGGCCAGCTCCATCAGCGACCCCGTCCCCAGCTCGGCCTCCAGCGCGGCCAGCGCCCCCAGCGTCAGCTTCGCCACATGCGGCACGCCATCCAGCGTCACCGCCACCTCGCCCGCGAAAGGATTGGCCATCAGATCGCCGTGAAGGTCAGGACACCGGCCGAGGCCAGGCTGATCTCATAGGTCGCCTCGCCGTTGTAGCTGCCCGCATATTCGATGGCGGTGATCTGGAACGGCCCCTCGACGATCCCGAAGTCGGGAATGATCACCTGAAAGACCTCGACCGTTCCCGCGAAAAAGATCTGCCGCGCCCGGTCGTCGGTATTGGCGTCGACAAAGACGCCCGACCCCGAAACGCTGGCCGAACGCACCCCGGCGCCGCCCAGAAGTTCGCGCCAGCCGCCCTGACTCTCCAGGCTGGTGACATCGACGGTCTCGGCGTTGAAACTGATCCGCGTCGCGCGCAGGCCGGCGATCGTGGTGAAGTTCGCGCCGCCAAGGTCGAGCTTTATCAGCAGATCCTTGCCATTCTGGGCAACCATGTCAGTTCTCCGATATGTGAAGGAAACGGGCGATCAGAAACGCCGCCCGGCATAGAATTGTTCGATTTTCGCAAGTCAGTCCTGGATCCGTGCCCGGAAGAACAGGTCGATCCGCCGCACGTCGGCATCCTCGACCCGCCGCGCCCGGGCGCGCAGGAACCACAGGCCGACCAGATGCCCCCGCGCCAGGACCAGCGTCGCCCCGGTCAGCGCGTCCGACACCGCCGCCGCAATCGCCTTGGCGTTCTGGAAGCCCTGCGCGTCGGTCACGACCGACACGGAGAACTCGTGCTCCGCGCCCCGCTCGGTCTGGCTCGACGCATCCTTGACCACCTCCGGCCCGATCGAGACATAGGTGCCCACCGGATTGCCCGGCGGCACGGCGTCATGGATCGCGCCGTTGACCAGCCCGTCCAGGACGGTGTCGGCGGTCAGCCGCTGGTAGATCGCCGCCTGCAGGGCGGCCGCCGCGCCGTAACTCACGACAGGACCTCCTCTTCGGCATGACAGGCCAGGTAGCGCCCGCCCGCGTCCGCCTCGGCCACCGCCGTGATGCGGAAGACCCTGGCCCCGTCGCGGAAGCGCTGCTCGGGCCGGGGGCGCGAAGGCGCGCCATCCGGCGCCCCCCGCACGGTGATCACGTGGGCCACGGTGGAAACCGTCACCGATTCCCCCGCCCGTTCCCGCCCCGAACGCGCGGCAACCGCGCCCCAAAGCGTTCCCTTCGCCACCCAGATCACCGCAAAGCCCCCGGCCCCGTCCGGCACCCTTTGCGCCTCTTCCAGAACCAGCCTGCGGTTCAGACGCGGCGCGCTCATGCCTCGCCCCCGCCCAGAACCCTGACCGTCCGCCAGCGTTCGATCAGCGCCATCACCCCGAACGGCAGGCCTGTCCCCCGCTCGCCCGCCTCATGGCGGTTCTCATGGAACTGCGCGGCCAGAAGGAACACCGCCTGCGCCAGATCGACCGGCACGTTCGACCAGGCCGGCCCGAACCCGGCCGTGAACAGGATTTCGGCCTGCCCGCCCGTCGGGATCGCGGGAAGGCTGCCGCCGACGCCCGCGATCTTCGGCCGGTGCATATCCTTCACCAGCCGCCAGGCCGCCGCCGGCACCACTGTCGCCACCCCGCCCGCATCGCGCACGGTCAGCGATGCCACCGCCGACACCGGCGCCACCGGCACCGCCTGCGCCATTCCATCTCGCCAGCAATCGACGATCCACAGGAAATCCCGCGACATCAGCGCCTTGCCGATCCGCCCCTCGATCGCCGCCATCGCCGCGCGAAGATAGCCCTCGGCCAATGCATCCTGCACCCCGTCGTCGGCAAACCCCGTGCCCAGACGCAGATGGTCCTTGAATTCCTGTATCGGCAGCGCCGCCGTCGGCACCGCCGTCTGCTCGGTCAGCATCATGGGTCTTCTCCGAAATTCGCCTGGTCCCCGGTCCTCAAGACCGGGCGCGGGCCGCCTTCGTTGCTCGGACGGAGGGAGCAGCTAGACAACGACGGCCAACCGGCCCGCGCCCGGCGGGGTCGGGTTGCCCCGGCCCCGCCCGCACCCCTTACGAGGTCGCGAACTTCAGCAGTTTGATCGCGTTGAAGTCGGTGACGTCGCCGCCGACACGCTTGGTCGCGTAGAAGAGCACATTGGGCTTGGTCGAGAACGGATCGCGCAGGATGCGCAGGTCGGGCCGCTCGGCGATCGTGTAGCCCGCGTGGAAATCGCCGAAGGCGATGGCATAGGCGTTGGCGCCGATGTCGGGCATGTCCTCGGCCACCAGCACCGGATAGCCCATCAGCCGCGACGGCTCACCCACTGCCAGACCGTCCGACCACATGAAGCGCCCATCCGCGTCCTTCATCTTCCGCACCGCGCCCGCCGTCTTGGAATTCATCAGGAACGTGCCGTTCGCGCGATATTCCGCCCCCAACGCATAGACCAGGTCGACGATTGCGTCCGAGGCGTTGGTCGCCGCGAAATCGCCCGCCGCGCCCGTCGGGACATAGCCGAGCGACCCCCAGGCCCAGGACCCGTTCGCCACCGTGGGATAGTTCAGCACCCCCTTCGGCTTGTCGACGCCGTCGCCACCCACGAACGCCGCCGCCTCGGCGCGGGCGAACTTGTTGGCGATGCGCTCGGCCAGCCACCCTTCCACATCGAAGGCCGCATCATCCAGAAGCCGCTGGCTGATCTTCGGCATCGCCGCCAGCTCGTGCACCTTGATCGAGATGCGCTCGATCGTCGGCGTCGCGGTTTCGGCGAATGCCGCCAGTTCCGTCGCCCAACCCGATCCCAGATCGGTGCGGTCGATCACCACGTCGAACGAACCGGATTCGACATTGACGACATTGGCCACCGCCCGGACCGAGGCGGTCGAGCGCAAGACCCCCTGGATACGCTCGGCCATCTCCGGGTTGATCAGGAACCCGCCGTCGGCCGAAACCGAGGTGTTCATGGCCTTGCCTTCCAGGGGCAGACCACGCAGCCCGTCGTCATCGCCCGATCTGAGATAGGCGGCGATTGCCTTCTTGTGCGGCGCCTCGTGATCGGCGGCCGAGGAAAGGGCCGGGCGTCCGGCAAACGTCTTGCGATCCAGCATGGTCAGTCGCTCTTCCTGTTGCTGCAGCTTCGATTTCATCTCGTCTTGAAAGCCCCTGAACTCGTTCAGGAACCCCGCAATCGCGGTCTTCACCTCATGGGCCGGAGCGTCGGGCACGCCTTCCCCGGCCCGAGACTTCATCTCGGTCTTCGTCATCCCATCACCTCAAGTCAGGGTTGCGTTTCGGCGGGGCCTAGAGCCGCCCCGCCAGCCTCCGGCGCGCGTCCGCGAAGACCGCCGCCAGTTCCTTCAGGTCGGCGGCCAGCGTCTCGTCGCCCTTCGCCCCGACCCGCGCCTGCGGAAGCATCGGAAAGGTCACAAGCGACACTTCCCACAGATCCACCTCGCGAAGCAGCCGCTGCCCCTTCGCGTCCTTTTCCGCCGTCACCGTGCGGTAGCCGATCGACAGCCCGTCGATCGCCCCCGCCGCGATCAGCGCCGCCGCCTCGCGGCCCTTTTCCACCTCGCTCAGGATCCGCCCGCGCACCCACAGGCCCTTCTGATCCTCGCGGATCTCTTCCCAGACGCCGATCGGCTGGGCGGGATCATGCTGCCACAACATCCTGACCGCCCGCCCCTCGCGCTTCAGCCGCTCCAGCGACCGGCGATAGGCCCCGCCCATCACGACATCGCCGCCCTGATCGGTAACCCCGAAGACCGAGGCATAGCCCTCGATCCGGCAGCCGTCAGCCACGGCCAGGCCGTCGCCCAGCCGGCAGAACTTCGTCTCCAGCCCGTAGTCCGCTGTTTTCATGGCATTCCCCTATCTCGGACCGAATTCCAGGATCGACTGCGCCGCCTGGCTCAGCATCACGCCCACCACGCCGAACACCGTCATCCACATCCGCTTCTCGACACCCGCGATCATCGCCTCGATCCGTTCGAGCCGCCGCTCGACGGTCTCGAACTGCAGGGCCATGATCTTCTCCGTCGCCTCGAATCGGTGCTCGTGGGCACATTCGAACGGCTCCTTGAGATAGCGCGAGCCCGCGCCATGTCCCGCCATCTCAGTCCTCGTCGGTCAGGCGCGGCAGGCCCAGCAGCATCCGCTTCTCGGCATCCGTCAGGAAATCCGCCTCGCCCACCCGCTTCCACTGCTGGTCCCGCTCGGCCGCCAGCGCCGGCACCTGGTCCAGATCGGGGCGAAGCTCGACCTGCTCGCCCAGATGCGTCGACAGCCAGTGGCTGACCGCCGCCGTCACCCGCGTCGCCAGCGGCAGCACCGTCAGGCGATAGAAGGCGCGGTTCGCCTCCTGATAATTGGCATAGGTCGCCTCCCCCGGTATGCCCAGAAGCATCGGCGGCACGCCGAAGGCCACCGCGATCTCGCGCGCCGCCGCCTCCTTGGTCTTCTGGAATTCCATGTCCGACGGGCTGAACCCCATCGGCTTCCAGTCGAGCCCCCCTTCCAGCAGCATCGGCCGGCCCGCGTTGCGCGCCCCCTGATGGTGCGCCTCCATCTCGCTCACCAGCCGCTCATACTGGTCGGACGACAGCTGCCCCTGCCCGTCCACGCCCCGGTAGACGATCGCGCCCGAGGGCCGCGCCGCATTGTCCAGAAGCGCCTTCGACCAGGCCGAGGCGGAATTGTGCACATCGACCGCCACCGCCGCCGCCTGCATCGGCGACAGCCCGTAATGATCGTCCTGCGGGTGGAAGCTCCTGATATGGCAGATCGGATCGACCGGCCCGGTCATGTCGAACCGGTGCTTGCGGCCTCCGACCGTATAGTCATAGGCCACCGGCCAGCCATCCACCCCCGGCACCAGGCTCATCCGGTCCGAGCGAAGCACATGCAGTTCGCCCGGCAGGCCTGCCCCGCCCACCGCCTCGACATAACCGTTCCCGGTCAAGAGGATCTGGCCATAGAGTGCCTCCAGCAGCTCCGCCCGACCCTGGCCCGGATTGGGCCGCCGCATCAGGCCGATCACCGGGTGGGCATCGTAACGCCGCTCATGATCCTGGCAGACCAGCGGCAGGGCCGCCGCCGCCTCGGCGATCAGCTTCACCGCCCGGAACCCCACCGGATTGCCCGAGAACCCCTGCCTGGTCAGGCTCACCACATCGCGCGGACTCCAGGCCACCCGCCCGGACGACCCGAAGGCAATGACCCGCCCGGTGGCCGAGGCCTTGACCTCGGGCCGAGGTTCGCCGCGCCGGAAGAAACTCCAACCCATCCCGCTCTCCATCTTCCTGATCCGCCCGGGAAAGCCCCGGCATCGGGCTTTCACTCTGGCGCAAATATCCCCGCCGGAGGCGTCCGCCCCCGCCGCCCGCGCATCCCTCAGATGCCGCGCACCTGCGGGCTCAGCAGCCGCCGCGCCGGCTCGACCAGCACCTCCGTCAGCGCCCAGACCAGCGCATCCACCCGGTCCGGGCTGCCCCGGCCCTTGAAACCGTCCCGCGCCATCTGGCACATCTGATCCTCCAGCGCGCCAAGCCCGCGCAGGTGATGCACACGCCCCTGTTCATAAAGCGCCGCGATCGGCTCGGCCCGCGCGGCCTTGCCCTGACTGGCCGAGACCTTCCGCACCGGCAGGAACGGATCGATCCCGCGGATGACCGTCTCGACCAGGGCGCCGCCCTGGTTGACCTCGGCCACCAGCCGATCCGCCCCGTGCCGGTGATAGGCCGCGACCGCCGCCTCCGCCCAGCCCTGCGGACTCGCCCCCCGCACC